GCATATTATTGACAATCGTCAAATTTTCTTCTCTATTTAATATCGCAGTTTACACATGGTGTTTGAAAACCACACTCACCATGTAAGTTAATGTCTCAAACACATCCTCTGCTTTATCTTTATCGTACCCAGCATACTGCATACACGCTAGCCAGTACTCTTCTATCACTTTTGCCCATTCTTCACCGACCAACCTCCTGTAATACTTGCTCGGGTTAAACAGTAATGCTCCTTCCGGTAGGTTTATCTGTAGCATTTTTGCCAAGTCTTCTGATGTAATAGTAACACCATTCGTCTGTAGGTGCCCTTCCAGCATCCTATACCTTTCCAATCTCGCCAGATCTTTCTTAACTGACCTATTAGTCTCTACGTACGCCATCATCTTTTCAAACTCATGTTCGTCCACTTTGGGTACTATGACACTAACTTTCTTAACCACTTCAGCGTCAGCTTTCTCCAATGTTTCAAATGTTTCTTCTCCTCTCTCATCGAATGACATCGCAGCCAACTTTGTCGCCACTGGCCCCGTGTGTACAGCATCAATGTTAAGCCTGTTCAGCTCAGCGGCCAGATTCCTAATCGTTTCTTCTGCCACTAGTTTCCCCGGTGGTAGCACTTTCCTATCGCTCACTTTACCCCTTATCTCTTTGTCAAGCCACCAGACACAACCATCCTTGTCTGGCACGCCAAGTCCTCCTTGTTCTTCACAACCGTGTATCGCCACTGCAGGTAGTGCCAACCAGTCTTTGTCTGGTTTAACTCTGCCCCAATGAGCAATAGCCAGTGACAATAACGTGTGCCCGACCTCCTGGTGAAACCCACGCCTACATATTTTTGCCATTTGATCCATCAGCCCAGATATCCTCTCACGCAATGGTATAACACCGCTACCTTCCCAATTACCTGAGACAAACCTTGCTAGTGCTCGTGTCGCACTACCATAAGCACCACTTGCTGTGAAGGTAATCCTGAAGAATTCGGAATCTATTCCAATCATTTGTTTAATCTTCTGAGCCTCGAATTGCATCTTCTCCATCACCACAGGCATCTTTACACCATCACCCATGTTCCTAATTCCTCCATCTATATCATCACCACCGTGATCGATATACACGAACGGATCATATTTGTGTATCCTTTCGTAGGACATTCTAGCACATGTTGTGTAACATGAATTCAACACTGAGTTGAGAAATGATGTACCTCTCCACCCTGAGTACAGACCTGTTTCTATCTTGTGTACCTCACCATCCGGATCCATCAAAATCATATCCCACATACTTGCTGCCACGCCTTTAACAAACATGTCATAATCTGGCGGTGCTGGTACTACGTACGCTAATTTCTCGATTACTAAGGACATCTCCTCCGCTGAGTGGAAAGCATTGAAATTAGCCCAGTCAAACATCATATGATACACACCTTGTGTCATTTTCTTGTCCATGTATCTGATGTCATTGTCTGAGGGTGCGTTCACCCTCACACTACCTATTTGAGCTTGCTTCTCAACGAACTCAAGGACATATGAGAACATTAGATAATGGAAAAGGGATCCTGGTAATAGTGTCCTGTCCTTGTAACCACACTCGTTCAACTTCGGAACTGCTTTCGTTATATTCCTGAGCTCAAATTTGTCGCCTAGCAAGTGAAATACGTTCGACATTTCAAACAAGCTCTTCTTGTTGTGTCTTACATCAACACTCCTAATTAGGTCACCTGTTTCATCCACTATGCTAACCACCGTTTGTCTGTGCTCTTTAGGTATCTCGTTGTACACTGTACTACCTTTCGTTAGCCACTCACCTCTCTTGCTGAAGAAGTCAGCGTAATCTTTGATGTTTAGCGCACGCGGTGCTGATTTAACCCTTGCAAATGCATCATTAAGCGCGTGGTTGAAGTCCTTCCTGTATTGTTCGACCTCCCAAGTCCCAGTGTTCGGATCGTACGCCATGTGTTGCGCGAAACCATGATTACCTTGCCGGTCATCAACCTCTTTCTGCCAGTCCGGCTTGAAAAGCCTCCGCCCAACAAGCTGGTCCATATACATTATACTTTGCTTAGTCTGTTGTTCCACCTCAGTATTCATATAGTGCCTGCTCTGTCTCATCAGATCATGCACCATCTTCTGGCAGTACACCCAGTTTGCTTGTCCAACCAAACAGAGTGGCATCAGATCAACCTCATCTTTGTACAACTCCTGTATTCCAGTCCAGAATGATACCAGTGTAGAAACGAATCCATTCGTCGCCCCAACATGTGTAGCAGCCAACGTTTTCGCTCCTTCTATATCCATCAAATTAGTGGACGTCAGAAGTCTTTTCATGTTAACGTTCAATCTTGTCTTTTCTCTGTCAGATGAGTACGGCCATATATCCTCCGGGTCTCCTTCAGGTATCTCGTGTTTAATATCACGCATGTAATAAGTTATTGTTCCGAACACACGCGCCCAATCATTCATTGTAATACCAAACCCGTACGATGCAGGTATAGTCTCATTCCGGCAGAAGTAGTCCATGCACTCTTTTGGTACACAGTCTTGGTCGTACATGTCCATAAGCAGTTCTAAGTGGCATTTGTCTTTCTCACCTTTCATCACCCAATCCGGCAATCCGGCCGAGTATCCGGGTGTGGGGTTGTCAGCATCATATTTAAGTGGTGCCGCGCTCGGTATGCCTACCAACGACATCACTCTCAATATCGCCCGCTCCACCTGTTCATTGCTATTCGCCTTGAACATCTGCACTTTTGTATGTGTCCTCACGCTCTCATAACTTAGCTCGGAGAACATCTTTCCCAGGTATCCTCTGTTCTCAATGTTCTTTCTCCAGACCCCCTCGTCCATAGTGATTGCCAGTATGGGTAGCGCTCCTACCTCGTAAGCAAATTCCTCTGTGTGACAAAGCAATACTACAGGTCTGTTATAATCCAGCTTCATCAAAGTGAATCTCACCCTGTTCGCCCACTCGGAATTGTGGACCACCCAGTCCCCTTTCTGCATCAGCACAGCCTTCCTCACTGCGTACAGATTCTCATGCTCATCAGGTGAAACTAGTTCATCGACGTCTACCAATCCGTACTCTCTTGCCCACCTGGTTTTACCGGTACCACCAGGCATCACAATGGCGAACAGGTTTGAAATCCTATTCTCCTCGTACCTTGACATCGATGATTGCAACTTCATCGTATAATCAGCAACACTTTTATTTGTTGCGAATCCAGCCTTCAAATTGTCCATTGAAGCAGCCAACTTCTTGGCAAACTTCTTGTCCGTTTGGGACGTGCCAGGCGTCTTGTGTTTGTGTCCTCCTGTCATTTTGATTTTTGTTTTTTTTTTTGTTTTGTTTCGCTTTGATTTGTTTTGTTGTATTTTTAAAGGTGAATACAAAAACCATAATTTTC